GCAACATCACCATTATCATACTTAAGAAGAACCAAGATGTCAGACTTGTTAAAGGCTAGGTTAAGTACCTGTCCCTCAAACGTCCACTTACCCCAACTAGCTTGAAGCTTCTGCTTATCTTGCCAGTAGTAGTTATAGACGTAGACAGTCTTAGGCTGTTCTTCTGTTGTACATAGTATGGTATCTTCGTTTGTACTTGCTGTTAGTGCTGTAATTTCTCCCTCAATGTACTGAGGTATATGAGCTGTTACATCTACGGCATCATTAGTTTCCGCTTGGTCTTCTACGAAGTATTCACGGATACCTGCCCACTTACCACGCTTAACGGGGAAGAAGACATATTTACCTGCACCTACAGGTTTAGCTTTAAGACTAGCCTCAAACTGTGTGGTTACATCGATGGTAGCCGTTTCAGGAGTAAGCAAGTCAATAGCTGTAAGTTTAAACTGTGTTTGTTCTGAGAAGAGCAACAAGCTCTCTGCAAAAGGTACAGCATGTTTTAGGATAGATACTTGGTTGTTTGAGACTGCAATATCAATAGGGTCACTATCAACTACTGTCAGTACAGTACGTCTGAATAAGTTATACGTTTCAAACTCACCTGACTCTGATAAGATAATGTTTTCATCATACAGCATACCTAAACGGTTTCTGTGGAAGAAGATATCAGTTAGCGTTAAGCCATCTGTAGCAAAGCTAGGGAATGGGTTTGAGTCATCATCGCCTACCTTACGTTCTTCCCAAGGCATCACTTCAAAAGTGTATGCAGTATTACCTGTCCTGCGTATCTGGTGAGGCATGGTAGATGTATCAAACTGGTATGTAATCTCAGGTTTGATTGTTTCTTTCCATAAGCCTGTACCTACGCTGTCAGAGATTAGCTTAACGTAGTAATCATCTTGAGCCTCTTCATTGTCCCCTGCAATCTTAATAGTAAAGTCTTCAGGGCCATGTTTAGGCAGACCTTTAAAATCACCAGTTTCTTCTTTGAAGGCTAGTATGTGAGTGTTACCCCGTGAATCTTCTACCTCGACCTCAAAGTCAGTATCCGAATACAAATGTATTACGTTATTATAACGAGTTTTATTGATGCCTGAAGGCAGTGAGATGTTAAATAATTCACTAGCAATGGTATCAGTTTTAACAGTGTTCTCAGCAGCTTGTGTAGCCGAGGTACTACCATTTGAAGAATAACCTGTGGTGTAACTTTGGCTATTCCAAGAGTTACCTGTTCTACGTGCCTTAATTGTGTAGGTAGACCTATAGTCCCCCTGCTTCACATAGATAAGCGCTTCATAGCGTCTATTAACATCTGTGGAAGGCAGAGGAGAAAGAGCGGGGTCAATCGCTACCACTTTCTTCTTATTAAGTATATACGTATAATCCGCAATCGTTACAGCCGATAAATCCGCTTTAGGATTAGTAGCTGAATTAAGATAAGTAGCTGTTCCCCCTAGCGTTAAAGGGTTGCCTACTTTGTCGAACATGTAAGTATATGCAGTAGTACCGTCATTCGTTACTATTAGTGTGTTTAATGTTTCGTTGTCGCGCCTAACAGTATGAATGAAAGCAGTGTCTATGTTAGATATGTTCTGTAAGACATTACCTGCATCATTTAATAGTTTTAAATGCTCAGTGCCAGGTCGCTTAGACAATCCCGAAACAACTGAGGACACAGCGTTTAACTGCTCTTCACCTTGGGTTTTTAGCCGTAGTGATGGAGGCTGTTGGGAAACACCATTAATTAAGTTTGGTATTGAAGCACTGATTAAAGGCATTAGTAAGTCCTCTTAGTTCCAATACGGTCAATTACGCGGTAGACATCGTAGCTGTCACCAATGTTGTAATCTGCCATTTCATTCTCAAATGCCTTCATTTCAAAGAGGGCTTGTGTTTCATCGTTAGTATGGAATGTGTGTAAATCACCTGCTCCTACGATACTGTCTTGTAGGACACGAGCTGCTTTGATTGTAATGTATCTACGAGCAACTGAGGGTAATTCTTCAAATTCTAATTCGTATGTAATATCTAAACTTACTTCTTTGCCTACGTTGTATGTGTGGCCTACTCTGTCATACATTTTAGTTCCACGTTGGACTAAATCTATTGAAGAGTCAGAGTTGTAAGTTTGGTCAGCCCTTATAGTGTTGGTAGCCAGAACAACATCACCGTTTAGATTAGGTGCAATCTTTACACCTGTCTCACGGTTATAGTGCCATCCTTCTGCCTGTACTGAACGGCTGGTCTGTGCAAGCGTAGTTTCGGCCTGCTCTGCTTCAACAAGACCAGAGGACAAACGGTTTACTGGAGCTTCACCGATTGCCGATAGCATTATGTTGACAGCTTCTAATGTAGTATTAGGGGTCATCTTTAGTTCCTATTAACGTCTTGATTTAGACCCTGAACACTTCCAGCGTTTACGAGACAATCTCAGCGGGGAGTTAGGGTTTGAGCCAGCTTTTTTAAATTTACGTAACTGAGCTGCTGACCTAGCGCAGTAAGAGTCACCCTTACTTGTCCCAGGTTTTACACTCGCACCTTTCTGTCCGTAAGAAACTCTTTTGCCAGAGGCTGTTATCTTTAAACGAGCCTTACCTTTTCTTGGGGTAGCCATAAAATCTCCAAAAACAAAAAAAGGGGAATCCCGAAGGACTCCCCAAATTTGAACTTATGCTACGTTCAAGCTGATAGCACATGCAGGGCGTAAAACATTGTGGCCCATTGCGTACTTGGCAACCATAATTGTACCTTGACGGTCAATTTGGTACTCAGACTCAACACCAAGGTCGAGTAATTTAACTGTAGCAGCAGCATCTTCAGCGAAGATAAGACCACGTACAGAGCTGAAGTCAGCTTTATAAGCACCAGAACGGCTAGAAGTTAAAGGAACTGGAGTAGCAGAAGTGCTAGACTCGTCAGTTGTAGGAATGTGGTTAGACATCATAATCTTAACGCCACCAATCATAGGTACAGCGCCAGAAGCGATAGAACCAGAACCACCTACATCACGGTTCATGTGTGCAAGGTTGTTTACTGATTGGTCTGCACCGAATAGAGAGTAATACTGCTCTGGTGGTAAGACACAAACTTTAGAACCTGTGATATCTTTCTTGTCGAACTCTTCAAGAGCAGCGTAGATAGCCTTAGCAATCTTACCGCCGTCTAAAGCGTCACCAGCTACAGAACCGATTGTGACGTTGTTTGTGTAAACTTCTTCATCAAAAGAAGCACCAAACTGTGAAGCAGCTTCAGTAGCGTTTGTAACACCAGCAGCTTTAGCAATGATGCGAGCTACGTTTTTGTCACAAGTGTTACTTAATGCGAAGCCAGCTTCTTTAGAGTAGATAGAACGCACATCGTAGTGGTTCATAGCTTCATCGATATTGCTGATGAACTGGCTAGAGATAAGCAAGTCATCAACTGTAACAGTACGCTCACCATGCTTCACAGCGTCAGCTTGGATAAGCTCACCTGGAGTGTGGTATTTAGCAGCAGCTTGACCTGTCAATGGGAATTGAGCAGACTTACCATTGCTGATAGTACGGTTACGGTGAAGAGGCATAAAGACGTTACGCTCTTCAAAAGCTGTAAGGACTTCGCCTGCATATAGTTTTAAGAACAGCGCGCGGTTATCGCCTGCTGCGTTTACTTGGCCCAAACGTGATACAGTTTGGTCTGTTGGAAATGCCATTTTAATTTACCTTTTAGTAATGATTAGTTGAGTTGTTTTGTTAGCTACTCAGCTTAGTCATCACATCCTTTTCGCTTAGGTTGTCTCCCGCAGGAGGCCAAAGGTAATTAGTTTGTAATGTATTGCTTCGTATATAAAAAACCCCTCCGAAGAGGGGCTAAAAAGGAGACAGTTTTTTAGAACACATTAGACCTAGCCAACTTGTCGGCTATAGTCTTTCTGTAAGCGGGGTCTTTCTGATATCTGGGGTCACCCATCGCTGCTGTTAGTTCTGCAACTGAGTTGAATGCCCCGCCCTGATTATTGGAAGCCTGTCCCTGTAATAGTGTCGGTTCACTTCCTGCTTCAGAACGATATCTCGCGCTTAATCCTTGTACTGCAAACTGTGTTAGTGCTGGGTCACCAGACTCAATGTTAGCATTAAATGCGTCTACCTCACTTGGAGATAGATTAGCTGCTGCCCATTCAGTCATAGCGCGGTAGCCTTCTTCTCCACCTGCCATCCCAAACACTTCATTTTGAAGCTTATCAGCAATAGCTTGTTGACCATTAATCCATGAATCAACTAACTCTTTGCCAAAGCCTGCTTCACTTAGTTTAGTGTAGGCATCTTCAGATAGCCCACCTTTCTCTAAGTATTCTTGCTGAAAGTCCTCAAAGTCTAAACCTTTCTCACTAAGAGCTGAGGCTACTTCTTGGGCTTCTTGTTCTACTTCTTCTGCAATCTCTTCAGAGCTTGCTTCTTTTACGTCTGTCTCTTCTGAAGGTGCAGACCCAAGCTTACTTTCTAACTGTTGGTAAGCTTGAGCCATTGCTTCAGGAGACTCAAACTTTTCTGGTAACCACTCAGGGCGGTCTGGATTGTTAGCTTGTTCAATCTGTTCAGCTTTCTCCAGCATAGCCTCGTCATGATTTTCAGGGGCTGTTGCCTGTTGTTCACCAGTAAATGTGTTTAATGTCTCTGCCATTTTTATGCCTTTTTAAAATTTATTCTTGTGGAGGCTGCATAGCTTCACCAGCAGACTTAGCCATCTGAGGGGCAGCTTTAGTAGCCATATCAGCCATTGTGCTTTCCATCATTTGTTGCTGTTGTTGTTGCTGTGCTGCTTCCTGTTCAGCTTGCTTCTGCTCAGGGCTTCTAATTAAGCCTTGGGTATCAATACCCAGTGAAGCACCTAAACGGTCAATGTAGTCACCTACGTTCACTTCTGATTGGATTACTTCAGCACCTAAAGGCTGTAAGTATTGTAGGAATGTAGCAAGTTTATTTAAATCTTGTCCACGACCTAGCGCTTCCATACCAGTAACAATGGTAGGCTTAACTGCGTCTTTAGGCATCTTAGGCATTTTGCCTGATTGCTCCATACGACCCAGTAGAAGATTGACCAAAGGATATTGGAACTCTTGTGATAGAATTGAGTATACACCACCAAGAGCTGTTTCTAACTCCTGAGCCATGTAACGTACTTCTTCTGCTGTAACACGTTCAGCACTTCTCTGTACTGAGCTGTTAAGCAAGAAAGCAAAACTCATTCTTTCTGTAATAGCTTGTATGGTCTGTGCTGCTACATTGAAGTCAGAAGCTTTCTGAACTTGTAGTGTAGAGATGTCATTAGCATCACCATTCACGATAGCACCATTAGGTGACTTCGCTAAGTCTCTAGCCTTTGTAGTACCGTTGGGACGTACAAGGAATAAGACCTTAGATGATGCTGCACTACCTTCAACGATAGCTTGTGTTAATGACTCTAAAGATTTTAGGTCACCAATGTATTCTTCGACAAAACCACGACCATAGCTTTCCCCATCAATCCTTGAGAATCTTAAAGGTATGAAAGGGTTTTTGTCTTCAGCATAAGAACCACGAGAATCAGGAACTTCTACACCCATAACTTCTTGATATACTTCCCACTTTTTGTCTTTACGACATACGTAGGTGAATAAGTCTAAGCTCTTGTGTGTTGATTGCTCTTGATTATCTTCTTGTTTTAATAACTCTTTTACTGAGTCTGGTAGCATATCGAAGGCTACCGCTTCTTTTGTAATAATTTCTAACAGGTTGCCCATAGTATCACGGTGACAGACGAAACGGTCTAACCTAAATACTTTCATGCCATCCTTCTTAGGAAGGTAGACAAGTGCATTACCTGCTACAATTAATTGTTTTATTGCTTCAAATACTGGAACACGTACAGCCGATGTTTCAATCTCTTGCTGTGCTGCACGTTCAATTCTTCCTAGAGCTTCTTCTACCGCTCCTCTACCTGCATCACCTAAAGCAGCCAAATCAAAATCATCTATAGAAAGACGAAAGAAAGGACTGTTAGGTGGTACAAGTGAGAGAAGCAGTTTAGATGCCAGGTTATTTACACCTCTTGCTCCAATACCTTGGAAGGGTGTTTTATAAACTGTTGAACCTGTATGCCCCTCAGGAGGCATAAGGTAAGGGATAGTAAGCTCTGCTGCTTCTCTTGCCCTTTCTAGGAAAGAATCACGGTCAGATTCCAGTTGGCTGTAGCGCTTGGCTACATACCCACTTCCGTCATTCATCATAATTTAACCTTTTGGAATGTTTAAAGATGACTT